CGAAAATGGTGATTGAGCAGACAATGGCGGTCAATTATAGCTCCTTAGTGAAGGCCCTTTTCAGATATCGCACAGGGCGTTGTTCAATGGATAACATATTGACTTCCATGAAAGGCAAGTTTCTTTCAAACCCAACTGGTTGTGTATTTTTCCACAGGTTATCAATGAAAGCAAGCAAAATGTTAGCATTAAGGAATTATTTAGCTCAAGGGGTGACAGCAACCCTTGGGCTTATTTTTTATCATACTTGCAATAATTTAACAATTCTACACAGAAATAATAAGGGGAGGGAGGAATGAACAATAAGGAAATCGCAGCAGAATTAAAGGTAGCATTATTATATCAAGATGCAAACGACGGTGCTGTTAGGCGAATTGCAGAGGAATTAGGGTTAAATTTAAGAACTATTTATGATTATCTCGATTGCAAAATAAAGCCTTCTATAAAATTTCTGCATGCTGCAGTTAAAGCAACGGACGGTGATCCGGCTATTAAACGAATTCTTGAGCCGCCAGGATGGAAACTTGTTAGAGCGGAAGATGTTTTGAGCCCGACATCAGATTGGGAAAAAGAGCTGTCTGATATTGGCATAGCATCGTCAAGGCTTCACTTAGCTGTCCGGAAGGCCAGACAAGATAACAAGATAGACCGGACTGAATACAGCAAAATAAGAAGGCTGATTGAAAATGTTGGTGTGCAACTTGCTGAGGTCAGTCAGCTCTTGGATAAGGAAGTTGATTAATGGGAAAAGCTCTCACAGAAAACGTTTGTATCCGTTGTGGTAAGGACAAGGGAGTCAACCGGTTTTACTGCAATATATGCCACAAGGCACTCACTGATACATGTGCGGATGGTTTTGAAATGTGCGTGAGAGATGATGCTTTGTTTGATGTGTTGGAAGCACTGGATGCTGAATTACATCCATATGAAAGGAGGTGGCACTCGATGGGACAGATGGGACAGAGAGGAGAGGAAGTTTATAACCAGATTAATGAACAGATTGAGCTTTTTAAGACAAACGCAGCTAAGTTTTACGAGGGAAATAAATCGGCTGGAACCAGGGCAAGAAAGGCTTTAGACGCAATTGCTAAACTTAAAGTCCTTTGGAGAAAGGAAACAGTCTAACCGTCTGATGATCAAAAAAAGCCTGGGCAGAAATAGGTGAAAAACTGCCCAGGCTTTAAACGAAACATGATGGCAATCATTTAAATTGATTTTAAATTCTTAGCTTAGATAAGTCAATAAAAAAACATGAAAATTATTACATTTATATAAAAAAAATAGGTGCGGATATATGGCGAGACCAACGAAACAGGGGATTGATTTTTTTTCTGTTGATACTGAATTTGATGATGATCTCCAACTCTTTGTAGCTGAAACGGGGGCTGAAGGCATCGGAATATTAATTACTATCTGGCAGGCTATCTATAAGTCAAACGGGTATTACATCAAATATGACGACAAATTCCCGTTAAAAATAAAACAGCGGTGTTTTTCCAACGTTGAAAACATAGTAAATGTTGTTGAAAACGCAATTAAGTTTGAAATATTCAATGTGGAGCTATTTGAAAAATACAAAATTTTAACCTCAAGAGGTATTCAAAAGCGGTATTTTTCAGCAGCAAGATTAAAAAAACAGATCGAAATAATACCCGAATTTTGCCTGGTTGACGTTTCTGGCGTTAAAAACGGGGTTAATGTTGTTAAAAACGGGGTTAATGCTGTTGGAAATGCCACAAAGGAAGAGGAAGAGGAAGAGGTAAAGGAAGAGGTAAATAACTCCCCTATAATCCCCCCTGGGGATGATGATACTCCGCCTGAAAAGAAGGAAAAAATATTTCCTCCTGATTCAGTGGAATACAGGTTGTCAGAAAAACTTAAAGACTTGATTCATAACAGAGACCCATCAGCTAAAAAGCCAAATCTGCAAAAATGGGCCAAAGATATAGACCTGCTACATCGAAGAGATAACCGCTCATTTGAAACCATAGAAGATGTAATCGAGTGGTGTCAGGGAGACTCTTTTTGGCAGGACGTTATTTTGGATACAAAGAAATTAAGAGCTAAATTTCAACAGCTATACCTGAAAATGAAAAACAACGGTAACGGTAAAAAACCAGCGAAAGGAGTATGGATAAGTGACCATTCAGGAAAAATATACGAAGGAACACCTCCAGAAGATATCCCTTGGCTCCCAAAAGAAGACGATGCGCCACTGCAGTAAGCATGGAGACTATGAAGTCCAAGAAATTAACCTGCCTTTCGGTATTGGTGAATTTGCCCAAGGCTGTCCCGAATGCAGGAAGGAAAGGGAGCAGGAGGAAAAACTGATATTAGAAAACCAAAGACAGGAAGCGATAAATAACAGGCTCAGTGTTAGCGGAATTCCTAAGCGATATCTGAAAAGCACATTGGCGAACTATAATGCCAAAAACCAGGGGCAAAAATATGCGTTGCGAGTAGCTGAGTATTACCTGAAACAGTTAGAAACAGGATCAGATTGCTCTCTTATCCTATTCGGGCTACCTGGGACAGGAAAAACACATCTTGGCTGCGCTTTAGCTCAGGAATATTTAAATAACAGCAAAGAAAGGCTCCCGAAAATCAAATACACATCTGCTTATCGGGCCACATCCGAAGTTAAAAGCTGCTTTAGCAGAGATTCTCAAAAAACGGAATGGGAGGCTCTCAAAGAGTATCAAAACTATGATTTAGTGATCCTCGACGAGGTTGGTGTACAGTTTGAAAGCAATGCCGAAAAGATGATTTTCTTTCAAATAATTAATGGCAGATACGAAGAAATGAAGCCCACGATCTTGATATCAAACCTAACAAAGCCAGATCTGATAGAGTTTATCGGAGATCGCTGTTTTGACCGGCTCAGTGGTGGAGGCGGAGCGGTAATTCCGTTTGATTGGGAAAGTTACAGGCAGGGAAAGGAGGCAAGGCAATGCGAGGAGAAAAAACCATTGCGGGTAGTGCGTGGCGAGTAGTGAAAAGGCAAAAATCAAATCATACATGGCTCAAGCAGATTTGTTTCGCTCTATTGGTGTCCCTGATTACTGCCGGAGGGGCGATATTTACAGCAGAACTTACAGTATGGAAGGGGCTCCGGTATGAGCTGAAAGAGTTAAAGAACCAGACAGGTTTATTAAAGAGCCAATTAGATCAGCGGGTCCGGCCTATAATCAACATTGACAGGGCTTCCGTCTATAACACAGACGGAGAGGTTGTCATTGAAACCCTTGACGACAGCAAGAAGAAACGATCATGAAAGAGCAACGATTATTCATAGAGGGGCCTTTACCTGGGCTGAATGATCTTATTGCTGACGCAAAAATCCGGAATAACCGGTACAGCAAATACGCCAAAACTAAAGCTAAATGGACAGATATCATTCAATGGGCCGTAATAGCAAAGAAAATGGAGCCTGTTTCAAGGGCCTGGTTTGATTTTACCTGGTATGAAAACTCCCGAAGACGTGATCCGGACAACATTGCAGCAGCAGGAAGGAAATTAATTCTTGATGCGTTGACAAAAGCCGGAATCATTTCAAATGATGGCTGGAGCCAGGTGGCGGGCTGGAGTGATACTTTCCTTGTTGATAAAGATAAGCCTGGAGTGATGGTTGTTGTTAGCGAAAGGGGTTCTTGATGCAAGACAAGCGGTTTTTAAATTCACAAACGGAAATCTGCGAGTGTTTAGGTGTTGGGCGCACAACGTTTAGAGAATTAGTTAAACAGGGGCTTCCGGTTGTGAAAATTGGTAAGAATTATCGGAGCCATAAAATGACATTGCTGGTGTGGTGGAAAAACAGGTTAGCGAAAAGCGAATAAGGAGGTTTATGAACATGGAATTTGATTGGAAAGGATTAGTTAGGAAGGTTGCTCCAATGTTGGGGACAGCAGTAGGAGGCCCGTTAGGTGGGATAGCTGTTCAGGCAATTTCTCAGGCAGTGTTAGGCCGTGACAATGGAGACGAACAGGAGATTGAGGCAGCTTTAAAAACTGCAACTCCGGAAACTCTTCTCGCTCTTAAGAAGAGCGAGCAAGAGTTTAAAGTTAAGATGCGTGAGCTGGATATATCGGAAGAACAGTTGGCCTATGATGACGCAGCTTCAGCGAGAAACCGGCAGATAGCTACTAAAGACAAAACTCCTGATGTCCTGGCTTATATGCTCCTGGTGGCCTTTTGCGGTGCGCTGGCCGGTCTGTTTTATTTCACTGTACCATCTGACAATGCCAAGCTGGTTTATACCATGTTGGGGTCATTAGGCACGTTGACAATTACGGCGATGCAGTATTTTCACGGTTCTTCAAGGGGATCGGCAAGAAAAGACGAAACCATAGCAAATAGAAAATAATGGCAGAAAATCGGAAAACAAAAAACAGGTTTCGATTTATCAAGTGGGTGAAGTGGTCTGCGACATATGAAGAGCTACTGAAGACATCAAAGGTCTCTCTGGCGGAATTTTGCCGACGTGAAAATTTGCCATACGATAGTACACGGAAGGCTTTTAAAGCTATAAAAGATAAAAAAGAAGGTGTCCAGGAAAAGTCTAAATCAGAAGTAAAAAAAGATAAGCGTCGAAAACATAATTGGGAACGGTATCGGATTGAATTTTTGGAAGGTGGCTTTAAAACATTAGCTGAGTTCGCACGTCATAAGGATATATCAAGGCATTCATCCACCTTTAAAAAGAAAACAAAGGGTTGGCTACAGGATAGGGCCACAGTATTAGCCAATGCAAAGGCTGAAAAAATGGCCGAGCTTCAAACGAAAGAGGCTAAAGAAGAGATTGGTGCTCTGCATGGCCGAGTATTGCAATTACTGTATGCGTGTCTGGATTTATACGAAAGAGCAAAACTTAAATCAAAAAACATAAACCTTATCTCAGCGAGAGACGCCAGAGACTATGTAGGAATCGCAAATGATATGATCAAGGGCTTAAAGGCAGTTGTACCTGCGATTGCAGATATAGAAGGAAGTAAAACGGCAAAGAGTATTTTAGAGGATTATCTTGCCGGAAAAATAGGCATAAGAGAGTTGGGCATAAAATGGCATTTAGCTATGGGATCAGACATACCTGATGCTGTCAAGTTTGGAGTTGAGCAATCCTTTGAAGAGCCGGACGATGTTGAGACTACTGAAACCCCTACAGATGAAGAGTTGGAAAAGAGGTATCTGGAAGGACTTGCAGTAATAGATGCTCAAGTTGCTAATTTTCTTCCTCAACGTCAAGAAGAGATAAAGCTGTTAAAAGAAGCCCATAAAGATCAGGATTCATTTGCTTACCAGGAGGCAGATTGAAACGTCGCCCTAAAAGTCGCTCCAAGCAAAAGCTCTTGAACGATCCGAGGTATATAGAGTTCTGCATTAGATATCGGCATAGACTTTTCCGGTATGCTCTCGAAGTTGGCGACGTACAACCAACATGGCATCAAGCACAATTACTCAAGGGTATTGAAAAGCCCGGGGCAAGGGTGGCATGTTCGAGCGGTCATGGGTGTTTTGGGCGTGGAACAAAAGTGTTGATGTATGGTGGGACTGTTAAACCCGTGGAAATGGTTTGTGTCGGCGATCAACTTATGGGAGACGATGGAACTCCAAGAAACGTGCTGGAATTAAAACGTGGCCGAGAGGAACTGTATCGTTTTGAATATATGGATGCTAAGGAGGATGGGTCTTATAATATCTTTAATAAAAGCCATATATTATGCCTGGTTACGACACAGTCACATGGGAGCCAAGTGAAGGGTGATTATTGCGAGGTTACTGTTCGGGACTGGCTTAACTGGAGTGACAGGAAACGCAGGACACATGCAATTTACCGAAAGCCGGTTGGTTTTAATAAAAGCAGAAGATTGAAAATCCCCCCGTATATCTTAGGGGTGTGGCTGGGAGATGGAACCTTAAAGGCTCCTGTTATAACAAACCCTGACCCTGAAATAATTTCAGAAATAACGAAATATTGTTCTGATAATAATTACAGTTTGAGACTAACTGATGATTCAGGAATCCATTATTGGATTGGGTGCGGGTATTCAAAAAAGCGTGGGTTTCTTGCCAAGTTACGTTCATATGGCTTGCAAGGATTTAAACATATCCCATTAGAATATAAAACCAGTTCAATCAATGAAAGACTGGAATTGCTGGCAGGGCTTCTGGACACGGATGGATACCTTGACAAAAGGAACATGAGGGTCTTTGAGATTACACAAAAAAACAAAGTGCTTGCTAATGATATAGTGTGGGTCGCTCGATCTGTAGGATTGCATGCCTCAATAAAGGAAGTGCAAAAGAGCTGCTCATATAACGGAAGTAAGAAGTGGGGAACATATTATCGAGTTAATATTTCGAGAAATATTGAAATCATTCCTACAAGGATATCTCGAAAAAAAGCTCAAGCAATTAAAAACCCTCAGAGAAGCAATCTACATTTTGGCATTCGTTCTGTATCTGAGTTGGGGGAAGGTGAATATTTCGGGTTTGTTTTAGACGGCAATCAAAAGTTTTTAGGCGGTGATTTTACCGTTCTTCACAATACAGGTAAGTCAAAGGTATATGCGACTGCTATTGATTGGCATTTAAAAGTTTATCCGTTTTCCAATACTCTTTTGACAGCAAATAATATCAATCAATGCAGATCCGTTGTCTGGAAGGAACTGGATACTGTTATCTACTCCTCAAATAACCTGTTTCCCTTCCTGGCCGGAAATTTCATCAAGGAAACCAAAAGGTATTACTGCAAAGGCTATAAAGATAGCTGGTTTGCGATTCCCAAGACAGCAGCAAAGTACAAGCCGGAATCAATAGCCGGTATGCACAATAAAAACTATCTTGCATTGGTTGACGAAGCATCTGCGATTGAAGACGAAATTCTGGAAGTCTTAAGAGGTGGTTTAACGGAAGAGCGCAACCGTTTTGCAATGATCTCACAATACACGAGAACCAGCGGACATTTCCATGATGCCTTTACTTCTCTTACCGACATATACGAAACCATGCAGTTTAATTCGGAGGAATCACCTCTTGTATCAAAAGCCTTTATTCGGGAATGCCTTATTACCTATGGAGGACATCATTCTCCGGAATATCAGATACGGGTATTAGGACGGAGGGCAGATAATTTATCAGGTTTTTTGATCCCTTTGGCATGGTGTGAAGACGCTCAGAAAATTGAGTTTGAGCATGTTGAGGATTGGGGTTGGGTTATCACTGCTGATGTTGGAGAAGGTGTTTATCGTGATTCGTCTGTTATGAATGTGGGAAAGGTATCGGGATATGGCGACATGAGGGCGATTGAGCCTGTGTATTTAAGGGAATTTCTTGACCTGGACCCGAAACAGTTTGCTCTAATAATTTGGGAGAAGTACCAGGAACTTCCGAACTGCACGATAGCCGTTGATTCTGATGGGCCTGGACTTGCTACTGCATTAGACCTTGAAGACCTTGGAGCCAATGTTGTTCGTATTCATTGGGGGAGACCTCCTCATTCACAGGAAGACAAAAAGAGATACCAGGATCAACGGGCCTATGCCTGTGTAGAAGCGAGAAAGGCTATATTCGATGGACGTATGAAACTGGCAAAAGGGAAGAAATCGGCTGAACAGGCCAGCAAGATACCATACTCGTTTGATAAACGAGGCCGTTATGTGATCATGCCAAAACTGCAAATGAGAACGAAGGGCATTAAATCTCCCGATATATTTGATACCCACTGTTTTTTCTTCTTATGTGACTACATACCGTGTGGCGATAGCATTAGCCGGGTGCAAGAGGATGATATGTTGATGTGGGCAAAGGCTATCCTGGAAGGGGAAGAGAATGGATAATCACTCACGAATTTGCTCAAGGTTCAGACCTAAAGCTGAGGCCAACTTTTCAAGAGTAATTCTCCTCAGTCTTTTTTCTCCTGATTCCATTTGTGACAATGCTGCCTGTGTTATGCCCATCCGATCAGCAACTTCTTTTTGTGTAAGGCCCAGGTATTCTCTCCAGGCACGGATCAAAGTGAACCCCTTTAACATTGTCATGCCTACGACCTCATGGGGAATGAGGTCTTCTCCTTCCGGAACCCATCGGTTGTCTTCGGGAAAGGCTTTTATATATTCACTGTACGGAATGACGACAAACGCAGGTTGGCCGTTTAATTTGATAATTTGGATGTTAATAGGTGCGTTCATCTCGTTTTTTCACCTCCTGAATTTCAATGATTTTTGTCCTTTCATCAGCGTTAAAAAGAATACGGTATCTGCCAACTCTAAGTCTGTAAGCTCGCTCATGGTTTACCATCGATTTCACGTTTTTGCAGTCCGGCCAGTTGGAAAGTTCGCTAACAGAGTTGTAAATCGTTTCACTATCCTGCTGGTTGCCAATTTTACGGAGTTGTTTGTACGCTTTCTTTTTCCATGCGATCTTAAACATGACTTATATAATAAGTTAAATATAAGTAAAAGTCAATAAGGGAAATAGGGAATGAGACATAGGGAGACTGAAGGCCGGATCATAAAAATTTTTGTGGCTTCACTGTTAACCAAAAAACCGTACAAGGCTTATGCTGTTTTTAACGGCATAACATTAGTTGTGCAGGCAATAGTGCCGATAAAGGGCGATTTTAGAAGTTGGAAAGATGAATTAATTGCAGAAATAGAAAAGCGGAAAAAGGCAGGGTTTGTGATCCTGGTTGAAGAGAAAACCAATATTATTGCCAGCCATGCAACTCAATTCATGTTCACTGATAAAGATGGTGATGATCGGATAAACTACTACTCAGCTCTTGATTGGTACTTTGCAATATCAAATATCGGCAATCTCATACTTCCAAAAGACGGTCAGCAATACACCATCCATGAGCAAAATGTTGATCCTCAGCAGGACGAGCAAGGGCGCATTAAATACAACATAAATTGGGACCAGTTTAACGGCGGGCACAGGTGCGTTTTGATGTGTATTATGGCTGCCATGTTTGAGCCTGTGAGCGAACAGTACATAGATGAAATGTTTAGGGCTGGTAGCAGGGCCGGAGAAGACAATGCGCCCGATCATCTCAAGTCCCTAAAGGCCATAACTATTGACTATGATATTGAACGGGGGAAAAGATTTTAATGAACATGACAATGAAGGAACAATATAAACTTAAACAGGCTGATTGGAAGGGCGCAATAAGAAAGCGTTTTAGGTGGTCAACCTTTAAATTTGAGTGGGGTAGATGGTGTTATATTGTTCATCCAGTCGAGGGTGGATGTGAATATATATGGTGGGAGTGGGAAAAGAAATAACCTTAAAGGTACATAGATGAAATGCTTAAAGCTGGCAATAAACGAGTTGAAGATGAAACTACTCCAAACCCGATTAAATCCTTAAAAGCCATAACGATTGATTACGACATTGAACGGGGGAAAAGACTTTGACGAACACGACAAGGATGTCTCCATACAGTATCAGAGACCCGTTAGTTAGAGCGGAGCTTTACAGGGAGATCAGGCAGGGTGCAGGTGATTGGGCAGAATATACGATAAAACCGGACGAGCTGCTTATGCCGGAGTTAACTGCATTCCGGCATTATGGGAATAGCGAACTGAAATGGGTCGTATTGGTTGCGGCTGGTCTCGACAACATGAGGGGCGAATTGACAGCGGGCCAGGTTGTAAAATTACCTCCTCCAATATGGATACGGCAAAGAATAAAATATTACGAAAGCAAAGTTAAATAATGGGTCTCTTCTCACGAAACAAAGATAAAGGCGGTGTTTTTAAGTCCTTCGAGCGACTTATCAAAAAAGTATGGGGCGCAAAAGGGATAGCCCGAAAAAGAGATAAACGGGAAGCCTTTTTGACTCCGGACCTCCTTAAGCGAAGAAAGGAAGTCACAAAGGGAGGTCGTCAAAACCTTGTCCTGCAATATGGTTTTAAAGGTAGAGAGATAGAATATTCCCTCCAGGACTTAAATAAAATGGCGAGTGCTGCGGAAAAAGCAGCAGGGAAATTCAAGGAAGAGACAAAAGGGGTGAGGGTCGATCAGCTTGTTCGTGCGTCACGAATCCCTGTTAACTTTGTAGGCAAACGAAGAGGTATGTCAGATTTTAGAAAGGCTGCTACTCAGATCGGGACAGCCGTTATGTATAAAATTCAAAGGAACATGCTGTATTTCCGTGTGACCTCAAGTGGGCATACCCCTAAATACGGGCATTACCAGGTTAGAATCCGGCTGGAAGAATGGGACAGCCAAATAATGAAAACAGGGACATATCTGGTGGCTGCAAGAAAAGCTGCCTCCGGTAGGGTCTCGTTTGACTGCACATGTGGGCGACATCAATATTGGTTCCGTTATCTTGCTACAATAGGCGGTTTTGCATTAGACCCCGAAGAGCATGTTTTTCCAAAGATTAGAAACCCCAGGCTTTCCGGAGCGTGTTGTAAGCATGTTATTAAGGCATTGGCCGTTTTGCAGGGGGGAGCTGTTCATGCCAGGATCGCTAAGGAAATGGAACGCCAGGCCAAAAAGAAAGGCTGGTTAAGCGACAAGGTTTTGAAGAAGTTTGGAACTCCGAAAGAGGAATGGATCGATGAAATGGAAGCCGCCGATCCTGATGTAGTGAAAGAATTCAGATCATTCACAAACGCAAGAAAGGCTTTCACAAAAAAAGCAAAGAGTTCGGAGATGGTTAAGAAAGTGAAGGAATTAAAGAAGCAAAATAATATCAAGGCAAAAGCAGCAGCTTATAAGCAGATTGCAAAGCATGAGAAGAGTGAAAAAGAGCATTTGCAGCATGATTTAAGACTGTCAGAAATGGAGAACTATCTTTTAAGGGCAAAGCTGAAAGGAACGGCCAAAAAAGAGGCTGTAAAACAATTTTCAAAAGATAAGGGCCTCCCGATCAAAGAGGCCGAAAAGATAGCTGGCAATATTAACTTGTAGGTGGAGGAGGTGGGTATGAGAGATTACAGGGAAACCAATGTCCAAATAGCTTCAGACCTGGATACTTTCTTTGATAATGACCCCGATGTATTTGACGTTATCATTTTCAAGGCGCAAACGGACGAATTGGAAACCCTTACAGATGTTGAAGACGTTGTAGGGTCTATGGAATCGGACAGAAGGACAATCGATTATGCAGACCCCATTGCTTCCAAGGCAAAAATAATGCCGTTCGATTTTAGACTCTTTGCCACAAGCGACGGGGAAGACGCAAACGAAGGATCAGCCGAAAACCCGATTATCATGCTGATAAAAGAGAAGGATATCCCGAAACAGAGCGTTATTCAGTATGACGAGTATATCAACGATGAGGATATCCGAACAATTACGCTCTACCTGGCTCACAGTGAGGCATACGGCCAGGCTCCGGTAATAACAATGGCGCACTATTTAATTCCGATGGGGGATAGTGATGCGTTTGAGTAACAAAAAGGAGAAGGGACTATGCTCAGTTATGAACTTAGGCACAAAGACCGTCCTGCAGAAATCCCAGGGACATGGGATGATTCAACACTGATTTTTAAAGGCAAAGGGCCGAAGGATGAAATAGAACGAATTGCGAAGGCTATTAAAACAGCTATCGCAGGTGAACCTAAAACAAAGGAGGCTTGAAGATGAAGGGAACAGAGGATAATTGGAAACACAGATCAAAAGGGATGGTATGTGAAACCTGTATGTTTTTCAATGAAAAAGCAAGGAATGGGGTTATAGCCGCTGATGCAAAACCCTTCGGTCGTTGCAGACGACATTCACCAACAATGTCCGGATTTCCCGCTGTGTTCGGAACCGATTGGTGTGGAGATCATAAGTTGGACGAAAACCGTGTATAAAAGAGGGTTATCCAAAAAGGAGACTTTAAAATGAAATCAGAGCTGTTTATGGATGAAGTAGTTTTCAATAAAGATCGAAAGTTCGGAAGTGCAAGGTATTATTTCCCCTGCAAAGTAACCAATGCTAAAGGCGAAGAAAAACAGGCTATGTTTTCCGGAAGCCAGATAAAGCTGGCTATTGCGAGGGCTGGCAAAAACCCTGAAGACTTCCCTCAAGAATCTAAATCGTTTTGGAAAAGGCTTTTTGGTGGAGCATAATCCATGAGAGAAATATCAGAATTACAATCGGTGGACTTTTCAATGGGATCATATATAGCAGGGGCATTTGCAAACCTGGAGGCAAGCAAAGGCCCGTCTCAGTTCAATGAGTTTTTAACCAGGCCGGTTGCGAAAAAAATCTACCGGCATGAGTTTGAGACTCCAACTGACCTCATAAGAAGCCTGAGAGGCTCCGGAAGAACGAAGTTACACA